CATTTCAAAAAACACCTGAAATAATAGATTTTATTGGCCTCAACCGTGAATGAAAGCCCGGTTATGCTTGCCAGGGTGGTGGTGGAATTCGTTACATCGGATGAAACGCACATCTTCCCGGACCCGGCCAGGAGTGCTGCGACCGATGCTTGGAGCGCCGCAACCGCGACATAAAGTTCCTTTGTCCGCTTGTCCGACAGGCGCTGCTCGTCGCCAGATGCCTTGATTCCTTCAGTCAATATTTCTTCCAGCGGATGAGGGTTCTGCTCGCAATCGAGCTCGGCCAGGATACCCTCCTTCGAGATGCGATAGAGGACCCGGTCGACCGGGAGCTCGTAGACGGTCCCCTCATGGGCCGTGATCCGGATCAGTCCCGAGGCCTCGATCTTCGTCTTCGTCTGATCGACGATGACATTGGCGACTTTCCCCTTGGATTTAGGATTCTTTTTCTCGGCAAGAATCTGGGCCGCCCACTCGAGCGCGTCGGCGGAATCGAGGACGTCCGGCGCCGTCACAACCTCCTCGCGCAGGCCGTAGGTCGTGATCGAGCCCGAGTCAGAGACGGTGCCGACGACGTTTGAGCCATCCTCCTGGATCTTCCCGCTTTTTACATAGAGCTTATTTCGGACCGCCAGCGGGTCCTCCTCGAGGTCGACTTCCTGGAACTGCTTCCCGGCCCAATGGTAATAGTGGACGTCCGTATGCTTCGCCCGGAAATAGAACTCGCGGGAATTGTCGACGCCATACTCATAGCCGGAGACGAGATTGGCGAGCTGCTGGATCGCGTCCTTGGCCTTGATGTGGTCGAACGAGATCGAGGTCACGGTGTAGGCAGTCGTCTCGACCTTCGAGGCGTTATAGGCGATCTGTGTCGAGGGCGCGACCGTGTTCTGGACGATGTCCTTTATGATGACGCTCACCTCCTGGCTGGCGTAGGCCTTGGTGACAAGGACCCAATCGAGCTGCTCGAAAAACCCGAAGCCGATGTAGCGGAAGGGCGGCCTTTGGCCCGGCTTGGGGACCGTCTGGACGAAGCCGGAGAACCAGGGAGTGGCGTCGAAATAGGGATGGACGTCGACCCGCGTCCTGTAGCTGACAGGGAACGCGGGGAGCGAGTCAAGGATGAAGGAGAAGGCCCCGCAGCCGAACCCCATGAGCTCGAATTCGATCTCCGAGAGCTTGCCGAATTGGACGTCGGCCCCGAGCTGGCCGACCTTGGTCTGCGTGGTATCGTAGAAGACGAGCTTGAAGCCTTTGACCGTGAGCTCCGGCGGGACGTAGACCGGGACCCCGGTTTTTATCCCGAGGAGCCGCTGCTCCCGGAGCCGTTTCTCCTCCCTCAGTCTCGGCATCTCAAATCCAGGCCTCGTAATATTGCATCGTGATCGTGCAGTTGGCGCCGGTGTATTTGAATAGGTTGGCCCGCCCGCCCAGGAGACGGAGGAACAGGCCCGAGAATTTCGCGATGATGTCGACCGTCCCGCGATAGACGGTCCCGTTGGCGCAGTCGATGGTCACGGTCGTCCCGTTTAGGTTGAGCGAATCCTGAACCCTAAGCTCCCGGGCGCTGTCGGTCGTGTTCTCGAGCTTGAAATCGGGGTTGTCGGCGGCGTTAGCGAAGAGGATTACCGGGAAAACCTCCACTTTCCCGCCGATGTCCCATTGGAACTCCTTCGCCGAGCCCGTGATCGCGACCTGCTTCTGCTGCGCCGTCTTCCCGTACCAGAAAGGGTCGGCGGCCAGCATCCGGATTGTCACGACGCCATAATTGTAGCCAACGATCGAGGGATAATCGTGGCTGACGTCCTCGATTTTCCGTATCCGAATCTGCCGGTCCCGGCTCTGGATACGGAAATCCTCCTTGACGAGATGCTCGGCCAGGGCATCCCATTTCGAGTTATACTCGGCGTCGGTTGCCGCCCAGATCTTCCCGGAGATCTCGATCGTGCGCTGCGAGAACATCCCGTCGGAGACGTCCTTCGCACCATGGACGTAGGCGATATCGAGGAGCGCGCTTTTCTTGGCGATCGGCTCGGAGCGCAGCTCGAAGGTTTTCGGGAGGTAGAACTCCTGGCCGACGCTGTCGATGAGCTTGATCTTCTGGTCTGCATTCTCGACATAGAGCACGGGAATTGTCATCAGTATCTCCTCCCCTTGCTGATCATCTGCATAGTCCGCTCGGCCAGGCGTTTGGAGATCGTGTCCAAGTCGCCGGCGTTCGAGATGTCGCCGTAGAAGTAGTTGGCCTGCCGGATGGTGAGCCCGGCGCCGGCCAGGGCCCCCGGCCGGTTGAGCGGGATGACCGCCTCCGGGCCGCGCTCTCCGATCATGGCCAGGGTGGGGCCGGTGACGATTCCGCCTTCGCCGAGTTTGATCGCTCCAAAAAGCGTCTTGACGGCCGCGATCGCACCGACGCAGGCGATTAGGTTGGCGGGGAAAGGAAGGGCAGCCATGACCTTGGCGATAATAAAAGCGATAGCGTTCCCCTCAAGGGTCTTAAGCATGGACCGCACGGAGCCTTTTAAATTATCGGCAAAGGTTCCGGCGGACTCCGAGCCGGACGTCGCCATGGCTTGAGCATACTCCGCAACGGAGCCGAAGGCGCTTTCCGTCTTCGTCTGCACGTCGTCCATGGTCGTGCCGATCCCGGTCTTCATCCATATGAATTTTTCAACGACCTGGCCGACCATCTCCGGGACGATAGAATGGCCCGATACCTTGTCCCACATCTTTTTGAAGATACCGACGGTGTGATCCTTAATCCAGGTGGTGATCTCTTTGACCTTCGTCCAAAGCCACATGAATTTATCGACTATGCCCTGGACGATGGATTGCACGGTCTCCCAGATCGCTGTGCCAAATGCTATCCATCCACCCTTCACCGCCTCCCATCCGCCGACGAATAGCCCCTTGATCGTCTCCCAAAGGGCGCCGAAAAATCCGGCGATGGCAGTCCAGACCGTGACGGCGATGGTTTGAATCCCCGTCCATATACCCAGGAGGAATTCTTTGATCTCGGTCCAATGAGTGACGACGAGCGTACCGATGGCGATGAGCCCGGCAATAGCGGCGGCGACGATCCCGATCGGGCCGGTGAGCATCGTGAAGCCGGCGGCGAGCATCGGTAGCGCAATGAGGATGGGACCGAAGACCGTCATCAGAACGCCCAGGGCTGCGATGACGGGGACAAGAACCTTCATCAATCCCGGATGCTGTGCAATCCAGCCGGTCATTCCCTGGACAATCCTGGTCACTGCTCCGATCAGGGGCAAAAGCGCAGGCATTAAATTCGTCGCTACTCCGGCTCCAAGTCCCTTAACGGATTCCTGAAGCAATATCGTGGAATCCTTGAATTTGGCGCAACCCTCGGCGCCTTCTTTGGAAAAAACCATCCCGGCTGCCTGGGTCTTGTCGTAAATTTCCTGCAAGCCTGCCGAGCCCAGGTTGAGAATCGGAATAAGGTCCATCCCGGCACGGCCAAATATTTTCTTTGCCGCTGCCGCTTTCATCGCCCCGTCTTCCATGTCTTTGAACTTGTCCGCAACCTCCAACATGATGACATCGAGGCCTTTAAGTTTTCCGGTATTATCCGTTGTAGATATTCCCAGGGAGGCGAGCGCGGCATTGCTCGTTACGGCTTCCTCATCAAAGCTCACCATGTTTTTGGCGAGTATCCCCATGCTGCGCGCAAAACTATCAAGCGGCACTCCGGCCATCTCCGCGGCCACGCGGTAGCCGCTCAAAAGTTCCGTGGAGATTCCGGTCTTTTGGGATAGTTCGCTTATTTCATGGCCAAGTTCATAAGTTTTTTTGACCACCAGGCCGAGCGCTCCGGTAATGGCTCCCCCTGCCGCCGTCATGGCCGTGCCGACGCGTCGGAAAGTGCCGGCATGCGCTTCGATGCTTTTTTGTGCAGACTTCAAGCCCGCTTCGAGTCCGGTAGTGTCGACGCCAATCTTAACGAGGAGTGACTTGATGGTCATTTCATCCCCACGCTTTTTTTCAGCTCCTCAAGCTCCTGTCTGGCCTGTTCTTTAGTCATCGGCTCAACCATGCTTTCCGTAAACGCCCACGGCAAAAGCCTCTTGGGCTTTATCTGCTTCCCCGCGATTGCGCTCACGATGCAGGATGCGAGCCAAGCGGTTCTCTGCCATTCCCGTTTCTCCGCAGCCTCGAAAATCCGGCTACGCTCGGCAAGCTCGGCTGGGGTCAGGTCTTGGAGCTCTCGGGTTGTGATTCCAAGGTCCCGGATGGTTCGACCGAGCTCGTCGCTTTTTTTCCCGGCTCAATCCCCGCATGCGCGGCCAAGGCGCCGGCTATAATCTCGGCCACTCCCGCGATCGTGAATTCCATACCTATCTTCTCGTTGATCATCGCTTCGACTTGTTCCGGCGTGAGCGCCTGGTCCTCCCAAATAAGACCGGCCCAGGCGAAAGTCGGAAGCTCGTTGAACGCTACATCCAGAAGATCAGTAAGTTCTTTCCCGGCGTATCTTTCGCGTAGGGTCCGGATGGCCTTGAAATCAAACCGTAGCCGCCGCGGCCTATCGAGCTTGAGGATGAATTCCTTCATCACGGCACCCGGATGGCCGCGACCGTGAGCGATGCGACGGCCGAATAGGTAACCTGGACCTTGCCATTCGCGTCATCGAACCGACCCTTCGGGAACGGCCCGATCATCCGCTCCTGGCCGGCCGGGATGGCGACGGCGGCGTCATGGTCAAAGCCCTGATTGCAGACGGCCTGGGAATTCACCGTAACCGTCTGCGAGACTCCGGCTCCGTTCTTGGCATGGAAGAACTCACGGCCCGAGTTGACGAACTCGTCCCCGCCCGCGGCCGCCGCCCCGTAGCTCGGCGTGAGCCCGCCGAGGACAACTATCTGGACTGATAATGTGGACACATCTCACCTCCCGCTTACCCTTCGAGCAAGACGCCGGTCAGCTTGAGCGAGAAACTTATGGAAGCTGCATCGTCCAGCGGCGCCTCTCCTGCCATCTCGCCCAGCCGGAAATACCCGCGATAGGTCTTGGCCGGGGTCTTGAGACGAAGGTCAAGATCCTTGGGCGTCGCATCCCAGAAGCCCTTCTTCATCTCCAGGTAGCCGGCGTTGTCCTCGATCAGGAAAGCGTCGAACTCGATCTCGACGTTCCGGTTCCCGGGAAGGTTCTCCTCCCAGCCGGCCGAGTCCTTGTCGGTGATGTCGATCTCGCCGAGCCCGAAGGTGATCGAGGCGTCCTTCTGCCCGCCGACCTTCGTCCAGGCGGGGGACCCGTAAGTGCCGGTGTTGACCTCTACGTAGACGTCAAGTCCTCTGACTTTAGCCATTTTTTACCTCCTCTTTAGGTTTCTTTTCGAGATCCTCGGGAGTCGGTTCCTTCGGTATCTCAATTATTGAGCCGGAGGGAGTTTCCGCCGGTGCGAAGGGGATAGCCCTCCTGGCCCGAAAGACAAAGATGATCCTCACTTCAAAAAGCGGCTTTCCCCTTACCCGCATGACGGGGCCGAGCGACATGGCATAGCGCCAAAGCTCCCAGTTGCCGGCGTCGATTACTTCATTGCCAGCCTCGATTGCCCGGTCCGTCATCGCCGAGAGCTCGGCCGGGGAGCCGCTGACAAGGGAGGCCGGATAGCGGTACTCAAGATTCTCTGCGAGCTGCTCGTCGGTAAGGGTGAACTCGGGGAAAAGTCCCCAGCTCGGGGGTTCCTTCTTCGGCTCCTTATCCAGAGCCGGG